TAAGTTTTTTACTCCTGCTGATGAAACTCGCCATATAGATAAATTTGGGAACGCTAATAGAGAGTTAGCGCGTATGGATATATTAGAAGAAAGAAAAGCATTACAGAATGACCCAAGAGCTTTGTCTTCTGCAAAAAGAAAAGAACCATTAGATGAGAAAGAAGCGTTTCAAACCGATGCATCAACTTGCGTATTTAATCCTATTCTTTTAAACGATAGGTTAGATATACTTAAGTGGGCTAAAAAAAGAATTGTTACAGGTAACTTACAATGGGACGATATGAAACGTGACGGAACGGTTACATTTCATGAGAACCCTAATGGTAAGTTCCAGATAATAGAGTTCCCTGACCAAGTTAATAATGTAACTAGAAAAGGGGATATTGCATTTGCTCAAAACAAACATATGTATTGTGCAGGTATTGACCCTTATGACCATGTGAATGTAAGTAAAGGTCATGAGTCAAGAATGTCTAATGGGGCTTTATGTATAATGAAAAAGTCTAATCCATTAAAAAGTACAGATGCTGATAACTCACCTGTATTGATATATGTAGCACGCCCTAGCCCAGAAGTATTCTATGAAGATTGTTTGATGGCTCTTCATTACTATGGTTGCCAAGCACTTATAGAAAACAACAAACCAGGGATACTCCATTACTTTGAGAAAAGGGGATATGTGGACTTTTGTTTTAAAATACCAGGGAAAGAAAAGCCAGGTATTGCAGCTACGCTTTCAAACAATATTTACATAGCAGAATTAACAGACCAATATATAAACGACAAGATAGATAATATATGGTTTGAGCAAGTGATTGAAGATTGGTTAGGGTTTAGTCCTGATGATACAACAGAGTTTGACATTGCTATGGCTATAGGGTATGCATTGATGATGATGTATAACCCACAATTCAATCCTAAAAAGAAAGAGGTCCAAACAGAAAGGATAGAAGATTACTTTAGTTTTTATAAGGCTAAAGGCAATGGCCGTCTATTTGGGAAGTATTAATAACGTATTATTTAATGTAAATCAAACTAAATTGCTGAGATGGCAGAAATAGTATCAAGTGTCGGTGTAAATTTTCCAGACGAAAATATTGACCCTAAAAGAAAAACCGAGAAACCTTTTTTATTACAGTATTGTAGAGCAGCGTATTCGGCTTATGGGGATACTCCGTTTGGTTCAATAGGTTGGAGAAGTAGAGATAAGTACGAATGGGTTAAAACCTATGCGCGTGGTTCTCAAACAATTGACCGATACAAAAAAGTATTAACTCCTGACCAAGACCCTACAAACAATACGTTAGTAGTAGACTGGTCAGTACTTCCTATATTACCTAAGTTTAGAAGAATAGCTTTAGGGTTATTAGAAAAACAAAATTGGGATGTTCAAATAGACCCAATTGACCCATTAGCTCAAACTGAATTAGAGAGACAAATTACTCTAATGAAGATGAAAGCAACAATGAGAGAAGCGCAGAAAGAAGTATTTGGAGAGCAAGTAGAAACACCTCCTCAGTTACAGCCAGGAGAAGGAGAACCAGAAGACATTGATGGTATTAAGATTTATGAGATTGGGTTGCGTCATAAAACTGCTATGGAAGCAGAACAAGCAATTGAATTAACATTTAGCCAAAACGATTACGAAAGCCAACGCAGACAAACTCTACAAGATTTGTTTGACTATGGTGTATCAGCATATAAAGATTACAGAGATGGTGATTTAGTAGGATTCAGAAGAGTTGACCCAAGAAGATTAATATTAAGTTATTGTACATATCCTGACTTCAGAGATTTAAGATATGCAGGAGAAATAATTGAAGTGCCAGTTGCACAAGTTATTCAAATGTCTAATGGTGAGTTAACCAAAGAAGACATTGATATGATATATAAATACGCTTCTACAAACCAATGGAGACCATCTACACCAGTAGGTAATGCTTACTATGGTAGTTATTCTGATTTTTGGAATAGAGGTAAAGTACAAGTATTAGATATAGAAATTATATCTGCTGATGAGTTAGTTCGTGAAGAACGAGTTGATAGAAGAGGAAATACAATATTTGGTAGAGCTTCATATGATGACTATAATAACAAAAAAGATAAATATAAAAGAAAGCAAGTACAAGGTATATACAGGGCTAAATGGATTGTTGGTACGGACATCATATTTGATTACGGAAAGCAATACGATATTAAACGCGACCCAATTAATATGGCACGTGCTAAATCAAGTTATCACATAAGTGCTTGTGATTTCTTTGATATGAAAACATTCAGCCGTATGGAAGCTATTATCCCATATGCTGATGCAATACAATTAGCTTACTATAGATTACAACATGAATTAAATACATCTGTGCCTAAAGGTTTTAACATTAACCTTGCAGCATTAGAAGAAGTAAGTTTATCTGGTGGTGGACAAACAATGAAACCATCTGATATCATTGACTTGTATTTACAACGTGGGGTATTGGTAAGTCGTTCTACTACATTTGATGGAAGACCAAATCCTCCAGCAATACAAGAGTTACAAGGTGGAACAGGTGGAGCAATAGCTGAGTATTGGAATTTAATTAACCAAAACCTTGACATGATTCGTCAAACACTTGGGTTAAATGAATTAACAGATGGCTCTACTCCTAACCCTAAATTATTAACTACTGTAGCTCAATTAGCAGCAACAGGAACTAATAACGCTTTAAGTGATATTATATATTCTGATAAACAAATTACTCAATCTTTATCTGAAGCTATTATCATTAGGGTTCAAGATATAGTAAGGACATCAGATGGTACAGCAATTGCAGATTCATTAGGAAAAGGAACTGTTGAGTTATTAAAAGTATCTCCTGATATAACTAAATACACATATGGTATATCTATTGTGGATAAACCAACAGCAGAAGAAAAAGCTAAATTAGATGAGTTAATTAAAGTAGCTTTACAACAAGGTCAATTAGATATTAGCGATGTAATTCGTTTAAATAATATTCCAAATATTAAGCAAGCTGAATTATTCTTGGCATATAAGGTTCGTAAGAACATGGAGAAGAAACAGCAAGAAGCTATGCAGATGCAACAGCAAAATGGACAGATTCAACAACAATCTGCTATGGCTGCTGAGCAATCTAAACAACAAACACTTCAAATGGAATATACTATGAAGTCAGAGTTGGAAAAAGTAAAAGCTGAGATGGAAGCTAAGCTTATTGAATTAAGAGGTAACTTTGATTTAGAAAGAGAAAGAATCGCAGCAAGTGGAAGGGTTGAATCATCTTATGTACAAGCTACTGAAAGACAAGATAGCAATGTTAGAGATAATAAAGCTAAATTGATTAAAGAAGATAAGAAAGATGATGTACCTCAAATAGATATTAAAGCTAACTTAGAATCTAGGGTTGCACCTCAGACAGCTGAAGGTAAACCTTTGGATATCAATATAGAAGATTTTAACTTTGCTAAAGAACCTACACCTGAAGAACAACAAATGCAACAGCCTCAAATGGGTGGACAAGAACAGGAAAACCCAGAGGAAACTATGCAAGAAGGTGGAGTGGAAGAACCAGGTCAACAACAAGCTCCTATGAATGATAGAGAAGCCAAATTAGCCGAATTGTTTAAACAGGTTTAAATCAACGTATTATATTATCAACACACACAAAACAACATATGGAAAACCAAGTACAAGAACAACAAGTAGAGCAAGATGTTCAAAACTCTGCTCCTGTTGAAACTAGCCAAGCTCCTCAAGAAGTAGCTCAACCAGTACAACAAGAACAAAGCCAAGAACAATCTCAACCTCAAAATGAGTTTCAAGAACAAACTTCTGGTTGGAAAATTAAATCTATTACTAATGAAGGAAGTCTTTACGACAGTCCAGAAGAGTATTATGAAGAAGAAGAACAACAACCACAAGCTGAAGTTCAAGAACAACAAGAACAAACTCAAGTTCAAGCAGAACAAACCCAAGATGATGGTGTTTTAAAACTTGTACCTGATAACTATAAACAAGATACTGCTGAAACAGCAGCGTCAAGTCAAACTGAAGAGTTCGACCCATTTGAAAAATTAGGAGTTAAAGATGATGCTTATTTCAAAAAGCTTTATGAAGCTTATAAGAATGATGCATTAGATGAGTTCCTAATTACAACCCATACGGACTATGATGCAATAAGTGATGCAGATATTATTCGTATGCAAATTGATAGTCAATATAAGAATCTAGGTGATGAAGATAGAGACTTGATATTCCAAATGAAAATTCAGAAAGACTTTAACATCAGCGATTTGAATAGCGAAGATTCAAGAGCTGGTAAGTTAATGATGAAGCTTGCTGCACAAGAAATCCGAGATGGGTTAAAGCAACAGCAAGCCGAGTATCAACCACCTACCAGACCTAATGAAGTTGAACAATTCAAAAAGCAATTAGAACTTCAACAATTGGAAGCACAAAAACAAGTTGAAGATTTTAAAAAATACTTTACTCAAACTCCAGAGTACAAGCAATTCGAGACGAGCAGACTTGTAGAGTTTGGAGACCAAGAGAATAAAGTACGATTTGAAATTGACAGAAGTGCTGATTTCTTAGGCGAGACCTTAGACCAACAAAAGTTTTTTTCTAAATTTGTGAAAGACGATGGCCAAGTCGATGTAGCAAAATGGCAAAGGGTTTGGGCTTATGCTAATAACCCAGGAGCAGTAGAAAAGGCTTTATTTAACTCAGGTAAAAGCGCAGGAGAAAAACGATTGTTTGATGAGCTAAAAAATACTAGAAATGATGACGGATATGTTGCTCCTCAAAAAAACAATTCATTTGTTATTAAATCTATAGATGGTAAGCCTTTCGGATATTAATAAATTAAATAACAAAATAAAACGCTAAAAAATGGCATATACTAATAACTGGACTGGACAACAGTTCAATGGTTCTACAGCGGCTACCAACAAACCGTATGTATCTAGCAACCGCCCTGGTGGTTCTGTGAATGGCACTAATACTGCATCTTTAATCCAATCTACATCATTGTTAGACCAACGTGATATCTACAAGCAATTAGTTGACTTGCAAGATGACGCTGAGTGGTTAGACTTTATGTGGTTAGCTGGTAAAAAAGAAGCTACAAGTGTTCCTACTTATTTCTCATTCTTCAATGATAAATTATACAAACCTATTGCTATCGTAACTGGATATTCTTCTGCTACTGGTGGTACTTTAGTTTTGGATAGTGCATCTTATGATTTCATCGTTGCTGGTGACTTATTACGTTGTGCAAATGGTGTTGTTCGTGTTACATCTAAAGATGGTAGCCCTAACATTACTGTTGCATCTGTAACTGGTGCTGCTTTTGCTGTTGCAAGTTCTACTACTGCATCTGCTTTCTCAAATGCTCAACCAGAGGGTTCTGCAGGTCCAGAAGCACGTCGTTGGTTAGTTGGTAAATTGGGTAACCAAACTCAAATTTTCCGTAATGCGTTAAAAATTACTGACGTTCAAAACATGTCTAAAGTTGAAATCGAAATCAACGGAAAACCATACATCTTACCTTATGAGATGATTCAAGGTTTACAAAAACACCGTGGTGATATCTCTTTAGCTATGTGGTTAGGTGAAGCTTCTGCAACTACTTTCGCTGGTGCGGCTGTAACTGTAGATGGTCCTTACAACTACCAAACTACTCGTGGTATGGATAGCTATATCAGCAACTACGGTATCACAGGTAATACTGCTACTGCAAATGTATTTACTTTAGCTGACTTGACTTCTATCGAAGCTCAATTAATCGCTAACCGTTCTCCATTTGAGTACATGATTGCTGGTTCTAATGCAACTGTTGCAACTATTTCTGACTTCTTGAAAAACTTACCAAGTGCTGGTCAAACAGTTACTACTACTTATACTAACCCTGCTGCTGGTACTACTGGTACTTATAACGGTGCTAATGGTTTCTATAAATCAGGTATCAACTCTGGTATGTTAAATGTTAATGGTCGTGAAATCGACTTAGAAGCTGAGAAATTCATGCATGGTGGATTTACTTTCAACTTAAAAGCGTTTAAAGTATTATCTAACCAAGAAGTTATGAACTATACTGGTTCTACTGTTCAAGCATCTGCTTACTTCTTACCAATGGGTAAAGTAAAAACTGTAGGTGGTGGAATGGTTGATTACTTCCGTTACAGATATTTACCTCAACCAACTCCTGGTCAAGGTTCTTCTGAAACTGCTGAAATCATGACTGGTGGTCTTGCGCCTACTCCTACAAACCAAGAGATGAACATTGTAACTACATGGACATCTAACATGGGATTAGAAGTATTCGCTCCTAGCAAATTCGCTAAAATCCAAGTTGGTAATGCAATCGCATAATCAATAAATTAAGATAAGGGGGTAGCAATACCCCCTATTTTAATAACAACAAATTTTACACACACAAAAACACATACACATGGCACTAAGAAAAATGGGCGTCTATAACGACATCAGCCCAGAATTATTCCCAAAGCTTCCTCCAAGAGGAACTAAAGTTACTTATCGTTTTTTAGAGACTTATGAAGACCCTTTTTCTGACGATGGTATTCCAGTTTATAAAGCTACATTATTAATCCCTCCTATGTCAAGAACATTTGACCCTATTAAATCTGATTGGGTTGAAGTAGGTATGATTGGTAGTTTAGATATGTTTGGTAATGCAGAGTCAAGAACTATTCGTAGAGAATGGGTTAAACCACAAGAAAACAATGGGTTTATGACATTAACTATTGGTAATTCTAAAGATGATGAATTGTATCAATATTTAGAATTGGCTTCTTTCAATGCAGCTAACCCAAATAGAGATACTACAGTTAAAGCAATATTAGAAAAAGTAGACTTTGAAGCAGAAGCTAAAGAAGCTCGTAATGAAATGAAATCTCGTCTTGAAGCTGTTAGAAAAGCAATGGCATTAGACTCAAAAGATTTACCTCGTTATGCATCTATCTTGGGTTTTGATATTGAAGATTCAGAAGAAGAAATTAGATTTAATATAGAGAACTTTGCTCATGAAGACCCATTTGATTTCTTAGATAGAATGGGAGATGAAACATTTGATATTGATTCATATTGTTCATTAGCATTAGATAAAAAGATAATATTTATTTCTAAAGAAGACAGCAGATTGAAATGGTCAGATACCAAAGGAGAAATTGTTAAATTACTTTCTACCGAAGATGATGCAGCTATTTCAGCTTACTCTAACTTTGTTACAAGTAACAAAATAGGTAAAGAAGTTCATGCTGAATTAATTAGATTAGTTGATGGTACTGGTTTAAAAAAGCCAATGCCTAAGAAGTAGTTGTTGTGTTGTGTAAATCCTATAGCCCTCTTTTTAGGGGGCGATTAGGTATCACCAACTTAATATGTTGAAGCCTCCTTTTTAGGGGGCTTTTAACGTATTATATTAGCATATTTAGATAGAATGTTTGATAAATTAAAAGGGCATGTTCCTCAGTCCCTTATAGATGATATGATTGCTCATG